GCGGTGCGACCGCGCCAGGCAGGTAGGGCACAGACCAGTCGGCCACCACGGTCAGGATGATGTTATTGGTGAGGTCGACGCCGGCACCGCCGAGGTTTTTCGCGTTGATGCCGGACAGCGCTCCGTCCTTGTCCTTCTTCCGCAGGTGCATCGGGTCGCGCAGTTCCACCCAGCCGCCGGAGGGCAACGGGCGCCGGGCCTGGAACGGTACCGGCTCGTCGACGGGCGTCTGGGTGTCGTCGATACTCAGGTTCTCCACGGTGTTCTCCACGGGTTTGCAGGGATCAGAAGGTGCCGGCCGCAACGGCGTTCTGCAGGGTCACCTTGACCGGGCTCACGCCGCCGGACGCGCCGGCGTTGGTGCTGTTGGCGACAGCCTTGAACGTCGACTCGTAGCCGATCGCCTCGGACCCGAAGTTGAGCTTCGTGGTGTCGAAGGCGGCGGCCTGGCAGTCGACCTGCAGCTGCAGCGCCGCGCCGAGGGTCAGCCCGTTGCTGATGATCCATTGGAACTGGGGCTGGGTGTTGTTGGCCATGTAGAGGTAGGCCGACTCATCGGCGGGCACGGTGAACGCCAGCTTGCCCGCGACGGTGACCGCGCCGCGCTGGATGATGAACGGGTTCTGGCTGTTCTGGCCGGTGTAGTACGGCTTGAGCTTCCGACTGATGGTCAGTTCCCAGGAGCCGATCGTCTTGACCTGAGTGCCACCGCTGGCCGGGCCGGCCAGGCCGAGCACCGACCGCCACGAGGCCATCGGCTGCGCGGTGGTCGGCGAGCTGGTCGGAATCGCGCCGGCGATGACCGACGCCCAGCCCATCCCCTTGGCCTCGAACATGACCAGCTCGGACTCGGCGTTGCCCTTGAGGATCAGCTCGGACAGGCAGGCACCGGCGTACTGGCGGGCCAGGTTGGTGGCCGGCAGGCCCTGCCACTGGGTGAAGGTCAGGGTGCCCGGCTGGCCGCCACCAGAGTTGAGCAGCGAGAAGGCGTGCGTGAACGGGGCCGACGCGCCCGTGGTGGTCAGGTCGCCGAGGAGGTTGTTGAGCAGGTATCCGCCCATGTCGCCGAACCACGGCCCGGACATGGAGAACTCGGACCGGCTGACGCCCTGCTGGACGCCATACTCGTCGACCATCGAGCCACGCAGCGCCTTGTCGATGAGCCAGGTGAACTTGTCCTCCGGCTCGAACTTCTCCAGCGGCAGGGTGAACACCGGGGCCACCGGAGTGCCCGGCGTGGTTTCCTTCGCGCCCCCGACGAAGACTTTCGCAGAGGGGAATGTGACTGGTCCGGGCATGGCCTACTCCTGCGCGGTTGCGGTGACGTCACCGGCGCCGGCCGGCGGGGGCTTGGGGGCGTTGTCCGGTTCGCGGGTGGCCGGTCCCGGGTGCGACTCCCAGTGCCCGTCCGCAGCCGGCTCGCCGTCGTGGGCAACGACGTCACCGTGCTCGACGGTCACCGGGATGTGCATGTACGTGCGGGCGACGCCACCGATGTACCGCCAGAACTTGGCGGCCTCGGCCTCGACGGCGGCCAGCGGGGCGGGCTTGGCTGTTGGCATGGCGGTCTCCCGGTCAGGCTTGGACGTACTCGTGGGCCTCGAACTGCACGCCCACGTAGGTCTTGGTCAGTTGTGCGGTGGTGCGGCCCTGCCGGACCCGCCACCGGATCCACGGCTCGCCGCCCTCGCCGACCTGGAACGCGCCCGCCTCGAAGCCGCCGGATCCGCAGGTGCGGTCCGCGCGCACGCGGGCGATCAGGGCGTCCCGGATGCCGTAGGCGAAGTCCTGGGCGTCCTCGGCGTACTGCTCGCTCGAGCGGATGTAGCCGTGCAGGGTGACCGCGTGGGCGACCCTCTTGACGCCGCTGGTGGCGCCGGCCACCGCCACGCGCTGCTCATGCCCGTCCTCGATCTGGATGACCAGCGCGCAACCGTTCTTGGTGCCGGTCGGGGCACCGAGGAAGTACGCGGCGTCATCCTCCTGCTTCCACCAGGCCCGCTTGACCGTGTAGATGCCAGGCACGACCTGCGGGTTCTGGTGGTAGATGCGCAGCGCCGCGTCGTAGGGGCCGCCGAAGTACTGGCACAGCTGGTCGAGGACGGTCTGCGTGGTCACAGCCGCCACCGGTCATCAAAGGGAATGCCGAGCTTCCACGCGCACGCTTCGAGCTTCGCGTTGATCTCGTCGTCGGTCAGGCCCGCATCGCGCCGGACAGCCCGCCAGTGGTACCAAGCGGCGAGGTACTCCTCCAGCGTGGCGAAGTCGTATCGATGGGGCTGTAGGCCGGCCTCTCGGTCGGCGAGGTGGACGGTCACCGGACCCTCCGGTACGGGCGCAGCAGCCGGATGGCCTCGGCGACCAGGCCGGAGCCATCCTTGCGGGAGTCCTCGGTGCGGGTGCTCACCGGCACCGGGGCGTCCGGGAACGCGTCGTCCTTGGACGTGTCCGGGCGCAGCAGCAGCGCAACCGCGTAGTTGACGATGGCCTGCTGCGCGTCGGCGGGCAGTTGCGAGATCCCTGAGGTGGCAGTGTGCGCGTTGACCATGCCGGCGGTCAGCGGCACCGTGGTCGAGCCGGGCACGTAGGTGTTGGCGACCGTGACGGCTTCCTCGAGGCCGGGTTCCCAGATGCGCAGGACGTCACCCGCGATGATGCCCGTCGGGTCTTTCACGGTCACGCTGGTCGCGTTGGCCAGGGTGTCGGCGGCCAGGGTGGTGGTGACGTAGCCGGCGAGGATGGTCCAGGTGGTGTAGATCTCGCTGGACCAGGCCGGCGGCCCGAACTGGATCGCGCCGAACTGCGGGGTCAGCGGCCCGAACGGGAAGACCACCTGGCGCCCGTCTTCGATCCACTGCCCGGTCAGGTCGGGGACCGCCTGCAGCGCGCCCGGCTGGTACCCGTAGGACAGGCCGGTGACCTGCTTGACCGGGTTGTCGTTCGGGTGGAACTTAAGCCGGCCTTCCCGGTCCGGGCGTAGCCGCTTGTTCTGGATCAGGGTGTGCGCGTGCAGGGGCTGAGTGCAGATGCCCACGGCCCAGGCGGACGCGCGCAGCAGGATGTTGTTCAGCTCGTCGGCCTGGTGCGCCAGCACGGTGTCCCCAGAGACCAGGTTCTGCAGGTCCAGGTAGGTGGGGTACGCCTTGAACGTGGCGACGGTGAGGTACGGGGAGGTCACGGGAATGATCACGGCGGCCTCCCTGGCCTCGGTGTGGACCTACTCGAAAACCCAGTCGCCGTGGATGCATCCAGCGGCAGTGGTGCCGGCGGGGATGCCGTAGGGGAAGCACACCCCGGCGTCCGGGCAGAAGTCCGCCTCGGCCGCCTCTGTGGGCGTCTCCGGGTCCGGGGTGTCCTGAGGTACCTCCGGGTCCGGCGCGGGCGGCGTGGGCGTGCTGGCGGCCCGCGAGGCGGCCTTCTTTGCGGGTGGCATCGCTACTCCTTCACGCAGTCAGCGCCGCAGCGGGAGCAGAGGCGCACGTAGGGCCGGAAGCCGCAGCACGGGCAGAGGTACCCGCCGTTGACCTGGCCGCCGAGGTTCGGTCGGAAGCCGCCGACCTTGAGCAGGGCGGCGGCGTCCCGGGGGCTCATCTGGTACATGCCGTCCCGCGACTTGTACCGGCGGCCGGACACGCCGTCGACCTCGCGCACGCGGCCGTCCGGGGCGGCCACCTTCACCAGGTCGGCGGCCATTAGCTGTTCTTGGTGGTGTTGCCGGGGGTACGGATGGCCGCGGTGATAGTCGCCGCCACGGTAGGCAGGTCGCCGCCCAGTACCGCGGCGTCGACCCGGTACGGCGTCATGGTCACCGCGGGGGTGAGGGCGGCCTGCTGGGCGGCGGTCAGGCCGGTCCAGTAGGTGCCCAGGGCGCTGAGGATGGCAGCGGCACCGGCGGTGGTGAGGCGGTCGCCCTGGCCCACGACTGAGAGCCGGTTGCCTTCCGACCACGATTCGACCTGCATGCGCGTGCTCGGCTGCGGCACAGCGTGGACCTGGTTGGGCATGATCATTTCCTATCCGGGGGTCCAGGGCTGACCGGGCGCCCCGTGGAGTGGACACCCGGCCAGCCGGCACCGATTGGGCCTACTGGAGGCCGATGAGCGTCCCGGACCAGGCCGGGGCGTAGTGCACGAGGGTGCCGAACAAATACGTGGACACATCGTACGTAAACTGGATGATCGGCCAATCTACGGACATATAGTCCTGGACGTTGATGACCTCGGAGGTCGAGGAGACCTCGCTGTCCGGCACCGGCAGGGTCCGGGAGCGGATCAGCGAGCAGCCCAGCGGCATGTACGGATGCACGTCCAGGTCGACCATCTTGCCGGTGACCTGGTTGGCGATGCCGTTGACGATCTCGCCGACCACGTGCCCACCGGCGCCCTGCTCGAAGGCGATCCGGTAGTTGCTGGAGGTCGCCGACCCCTTGAGGTAGTCGCCGAGCTTCTTGCGGATCCCGCCGTCCACCCAGATCTCGTCCGGGTCGGCCAGGCGCTTGTCGTTGCCGGTGCCGCCGCCGGGGTTGATGTTGGCGCCGTACAGGGCGATGAACGCCTGCTGCCACGGGTCGTCGTTGGTGACCGCGGCGTTGACCCGCTTGACGTAGCCGGCCTGGGTCGGGTCGGCCAGGACGGTGAGGTACCCGTCGTAGCCGTTGGCGTTGGCGGTGGAGTCCGCGCCGGGCTGGGCCGCGCCGCCGCCAGCGAAGCTGGTCAGGATGAAGCTGTTGCCGGAGAACGACGTCTGGAACGTCTCCGTACCAGCACCTGCGTTGGTGACGTACACGTTGTAGCCCAGCGCGCCGACCGGCTCCGAGGTCACCGTGATGGTGATCGAACCGGTGCCGGTGGTGGTCAGGGCGCTGATCTCGTTGGAAACCACCGACTCACCGCCGCCGGCCCGCGCGGTGACCGTGACCCGGTAGGTCGCGGCCGGGATGGTGCCGCCAGTGTTGGCGATGGTGGCGGAGATGACGGGTGCGGCGACCGCGCCCGCGTAGCCGTTGCCGCCGGTGCCGCGACCGAACAGCAGCGCCCGCTCTTCGCCGCCGAACGTCGCCCACAGCAGGGCGGTCTGGCTGAGCTGACGGATGTCGTCGAAGCCCTGACCAGCGAACTGCGCCTTCCAGGTCACCGAGTCGCTCAGGCCCTGCTCGACGTACGTGACCGACTTGGAGTCGGAGGCGTAGTTGATCTTCGAGCCACGGCGCAGGTTGATCGGCCCGAACCCGGTCGACGCGGTCTCGCTGTTCATGAACGCCATCGCGTCCGCGACACCGCCGACACCGGAGTTGGTCCAGCCCAGGATGCGCTTGAACTGGCGGGCGGTGCCCTGGCCCTTGCCACGCGGCGTGCTGTTGCGCAGCGGGGTCATCCGGGGCACCAGCAGCTTGGCCGGCGCCTCCAAGTCGTACGGCACCAGGCCGGCGGCGTTCGGGAAGGTCAGCGACCAATCCTTGCCGAGGTCGGCGAGGCTACTCTTGAGCGCCTCCAGGTCCGCGGACATGCCCGCGGCGGCGTCGGCGGACAGGCCTTTGGTGATGGCCTCGACCCGCTCGGCGATGCGCTGCGAGTTGGGCTTGGCGACAATGCCGGTCTTCGGCGCGAACGCGAGGTCGCCGCTGGCCGAGCGGCCGTGGGTCTCGCGCATGACGCCCTTGTACTGCTCGAAACGGCTGGCGACCTCGCCGCCGGTGGCCGCGTCGGAGAACATCTCCGAGGGCGGAGGAGCTGCGTATGGCATGGGTCAGAGTCCTTTGTGGTCGGCGTCAGGCCGGGACACGGGCGCGCGTCTCGCGTGCCAGATCGGCGTAGGCCTGCGCGGTCTTGGGGTCCGTTGCACGCAGCTGCATGGCCAGGTGGTCGTACCGCTGCGCATCGGCGAGGGCCGTGGATCGGCTCTCGGCCTTGGCGATGTCCTGCACTGGGCGTGCGAGGACGGGACCGCCCGGAACCGGTTGCGCCTTGACCTTCGCCAGCTCGGCCTCCAGCGCCTTGATGCGCTGCTCTGAGGCGGTGCTGGCCTCTGCCACGGCGGACTTGACCAGGGTTGCCAGGTCGGTGTTCTCCGGCGCCTGGATGGCGTCGGTGGTCTGGGTGGGCGGCTCCGCAGCCGCCTTGGTGGTGTCGGGCCGGATGTCCAGCTCGATCACGGCGACCGTCTCGCCTTCCTCGGCGGCCTCCTGCGCGCAGAACCATCGCAGCGCGGATACCGCTTCGAGCAGGCAGGCGATCTGGTAGGCGTCGCACATCTCGCCAGCGGCGAGGGTCTCAGCCTCGGACACGATGATCCGGGCAATGGCGGCGATGGCCGCCTCGGCGTCAGCGATGTCCTGGACGGGTGCGGCCTTGCCCAGATCGGGCACCAGTTCGCGCACGGCGGCGGCCAGGTCGGTGGCCTGCTTGACCAACTCCGGGTCGGTGGCCTTCTCCTCGGCGTCCTCGGCCTCGACCGGCTCCATGGCGTCGCCGACCATCTTGCAGATGGCCATCTTGGCGGTGGGGTTGCACGGCCGGTCGACGTAGCTGACCTCAACGATGTCACCGCCGACGATGCGGCCACCGGGCGCCGCAGCGTCCTTGATGACCTTCGGGTTCTTGATCCCGATGGAGTAGCCCTTGAGTACGCCGCTTTCGATCTTCGTAGCAGTGTTGGGGTCGACGCATTTCGAGTCCAGCCACCAGTCGTCGCCCTGAGCCTCCAGGGCGGTACCGACACCGGCGGCGATCGGCTGGTGCATCTCGCGGACGTTGCCCCACTCAAACCAGGCCGGCATGGAGGCCTTGAGCCAGGTCGGATCGCAAATCTGCTGGTCCAGGTCGAGGTCGGGTCCGGTGGCCTTCCCGCGGACCAGCAGGTCGCCGTTCTCGTCGCGCTCAGCCTTGACGATGTCGGCCGCGTACGCGTAGGTGATCTTCACGGTTACTCCTCCGCGCTCGCGGTGGTCAGGTCGGTTGAGGTCTCCCAGGCGGGGCCGATGGCGCACCGGCAGTCCGGGTGTCCCGGTGGCGCGTCGTCGCCGGACGAGAAGTAGGCGCTGAGCAGAACCGGACCGTCGTCCTGGTTGCCGTTGCAGATCGAGCAGACCCGCTCGTCCAGCGCGGTCAGCCACTCCTTGGCCGGCACGCCGTTGTCGAGGTACCGCTGCAAGGTGGCCGCCGATACCGCCCGGTTGGTCTCCGTGACGGCGACCATGTCAGCCCACCGCGGGTCGTCCAGCACGTCGCGCAATGCCCGGCCGAGCCGGTCGACGGACCAGCCCTCGTCCAGCGCCTGAGCGAGGATTTCGGCCAGGTCGCCGAGCCGGTTGTCCGCGATGGACTTGATCGTGACCTCGGCCCTGGCCAGCAGGGCTTCGAGACCTTCACCGCGACCCTGGGCGCCGAGGATCTCCAGGGCAGCCTGCCAGTCGCCGGGGGTCCAGCCGGCCCAGTCGATCGCGGTGCCGGCCTGGGCGACCAGCGTGGCCGCGGCCCGGTCGCCGATCAGGTAGCCCTCGGTGTAGATGGCCTGCAGGACGTCGGCCAGAACCTCGGTGATGTCGAGGTTCTGGGTGCCGAGCCAGGCGAACGCATCGGCCTGCCCTGGGTCGCTACTGGCCGCCTTCCGCGCCGCCAGCCAGTCCCGGGCCAGGGTGCTGGTCGGTACGGCGCCAGTCAAAGCCTGGGAGAGCAGCGGGGCGTAGTGCCGCGCCACGTCCAGGTCCTTGTCCCATCCCGGCCAGGTTCGGCCGTCCGGGACTTTTGGGCCGGCATCACTCGCCTTGAACACCCAGTCGCCGGGCCGGATGTCGATCATGTCGACGGTGAAGCCGCCCTTGCCGATGAGCTCGTCGTACGTGTGGTGGGCCCACTCGAACGGCCGTGACGCCTGGCCGGGATTGCGCCGCGACCACTTGCGATACGCGCGCACCTCGGCAGACTTCTCCGCGGCGGTGGGCTCGCCCGGCGGCTTCTTCCCGCCGGGCGGCGTCTCGGTGCCCGGCTCGCCTTCCTGCCCGGGTGGCACGTCCGGGGTCGGCTGGGCGGGGCCGATCAGCTGGCCGGGCGGCGCCTGCTGGCTGGATCCCTCGACGAAGACGATGCCGCGACCGGTGATGATCATCGGCATGTCGGCTTCGGGGAAGTCGTACCGCGGCTTGCCCAGCTCGTCACGCCGCTCGTTCAGCGTGACGACAGCAGACGCCTGGCGCTTCTCCTCCACGTCGTCCGCGCCCGGGTCGCCCTCGTCGTCGAGGCCGAGGAACTTGAACTCCAGCTCCCTCGGCACGCCGGCATGGGTACGCAGGATCCAGGTGATCAGGCCCTCGACGTACTTGATGATGGGCCGGGTCTTGCGCTGCTGGACGTCTTCCTGGCCCTCGTGGTACCCCTCGCTGCCCAACCCCTTGGCCTCGGTGAAACCCAGCTCGGGCAGCGTGGTGTCGAAGTGTGCCGCCAACAGCTTGATCAGGTGCAGGTCGTACTCCGGCTTGTACTTCTCGGCCAGCGCGTCGGCGGACATCCCACCGGCCGGCTTCACCCCGGGCGGCAGGAACCGCGCCAGGTGCCGCTCGAACGTCTGCCCGGACAGGGCGTCGTTCCAGGCGCGCTCGTACTCCAGCAGCTGTTCCGGCGTCCACTGCAGGGTTTCCGGCGTCTCGTACAGGCCGGCCACACTGGTGCCCTGCGAGTACTCGGACTTCATCCAGACGTGCCGCTTGAGGTACAGGTCGCCGTCGTCCAGGGCCTGCTCCACGGCCGAGTACCCGTACGGCGTCCAGACCCGCACCACCCGGCGCAAGTAGATCAACTGGTCGGCGGAGTAGCCGCCCTCGATGACCTCGTGCTCGTTCTGGTCCAGGCTGACGTCGGCGGTGAACTCGCCGCGGGGAAAGCCGTGCAAAACCTGCTGGTACGCCGGGAACGGCGCGAGCGGTCGGCCACCGCGCTCATCGAGCAGCGGCTTGATAGTCGACCCGTCCAGCACCTCCAGCGACCACAAGTCGCCGCCGTACGTGTACCGCGGGTAGATGGCGGCCGCGTCGAGGACGAAGACCTCCTCCAGCAGCATGGACAGCCACTGGGCGAACTGGTAACCGTTGGCCCGGTCCGGCATCTCCAGGAAGCCCACGGCCCGGTCGATCTGGGGGCCGAGGTCGTCGCGCAGCTTCCGCTCCACCTCGGCGCGGCCGGAGGTGCCGGCGTCGTCCTTCTGGGCTGACTCGACCGCGGACTGGGCGATCACCACGTCCCAGTCCAGGCCGGTCATGTGATCTTTGCGGATCTCGATGCACCGGCGGAACAGGCTGATCCCGTCGGCGGCGTCGCGCAGCAACTTCCACGGGTGCAGGCGGTGCGAGGTGCCGGGCAGGTTCCAGGTGACCGGGTACTGGTAGATGCGCGGCTCGGCCCGACCGGTGTCGGTGCGCGGGTCGTCCAGCGGGGCGGGGATGAGCGGCAGGCCGGGGCCGAACGGCGTGGCTGCCCACCGCGGGTCACGCGGCAGCGGCATGGCCACGGTGCCGTTGGGCTTCTGCTGGCCGGCCTGGCGCAACGCCTCGACCTGCGCGGCGACGTCGGTGATCTGGCCGCCGACCCGGCCCAGTTCGGGCAGGGCCTTGAGGATGAGCCGGCGCAGCGGGTTGGCCATGGCGTCCCCCTACTTGCGCCGTGCGGCGGCGTACCGGCTGATCCAGCCGCCCAGGTCGGCGCCGGCCGGCGAGTGGAAGGCGAGCAGCAGCGCGTCGGCGTGGTCCGGTGAGCGGCCCTTGAGCCGTTCCCGGATGTCGTCCTTGCTCTCGACCTTGATCCGGCCGGAGGTGTCCAGTTCGTACCGCGGTTCGAGCAGTTCAGCCACGGTACGGTCCGCGTTGTCCATACTGGCCAGGTCCCAGGCGCGGTCCTGGCTGAGTAGGCGGCCGACCTCCCACCAGATCTGGCTGCGCAGGTTGAAGTACTTCACCGGGTCGGTGGCCTTCTCCGCCACGTTGACCTCGACGATGGCGGCGGTGTGTTCGCTGCGGCTGTACCGGTTGCGCAGCTCGCCGCACAGCCCCCAGCCGATGCCGATGGCGTCGACCTTGACGGAGGTGGCGCCGGACTCGCGGATGGCGTGCAGGACCAGCGGGGCCAACTCCTCGGGCCGGTCGCTGTTGGACGTCCACTCACGGCCGGCGCGGATGCCGCGGCGTTCGCGGATGACGGTGAGGTCGCCGCCGCCGCCGACGTCCACGCCTAGTTCGACGGGCAGCAATTCGGCCGGGGTGCGGGGCATCTCCAGGTCGAGCCGGCAGGCAGCGACGTCCTCAACGCGGACAACCGCGAAGGGGTCTTGCGTGGGGAACTCGCCGAGCACCTTGCTGATGTAGATCGGGTTGTCGGTGCCCCACTCTTCGGCCTTCTCCTCGACCCAGCCGCGGCTGATGAGCATCTCCGCCAGTTCAGGCGGTACCTGCTCGCCGGTGAGGTTGGGCGAGTCGAACGCGCTGATACGGATCTTGTGCCAGTTGGTGCCGCGCTCGCTGACCTGCTTGAAGTGGGTGGACGGGTTGTCCGGGTTGCCGATGGCGAGGATGCGGCAGCCGTCGTTGGTGGTCAGCGCGTCGGCGGCGATCCACAGCTGTTCGGGGATGCCGCAGGCCTCGTCAATGATGACCAGCACCCGGCGGGCGTGGATGCCCTGGAAGGCAGCCTCGTCGTGGTCGGCGGGCTTGCGGCCGAACGCGACCAGTTCGCCGTCCACCGACCACTCGGTCTGGTTGACCTTGCCAATGAGCCCGGCGCGCTTGTGCATTTGCCGGATGTAGCGCCACAGGATGGCCCGGACCTGGGGGAACGTCGGCGCGGTGGTGACGACGAACGCCTCACCAGGTTCGTGCACGTCGAGCCACCAGCCGGCGACCCGTGAGGCGATGTGCGACTTGCCGACGCCGTGGCAGGACCGGACAGCGACCCGGCGATGATCGAGCAGGGACGCCATGATCTCGCGCTGCTTGGACCAGGCGAACTCGTTGATCCGCTCGTTGATCCATGCCGTGGGATCGGTGCGGTACCGCTGGATGCGGACCTGCGCGGCCTGCCGCTCCCGCTCAGCCTTGAGGCGGTGCAGTTCCCGCAGCGTCGTCAACCGATCCAAGGTCAACGCCGCCAGACTCGGCGAGCTCGTCGTTGAGACGCCGGATCTCGGCCTCGATGACGTCAAGGGTGATCACCTCGACCTTGGTCGGGGCGTCGAGGCCGAGCAGCTTGGCCCGGCGCTCCATGATGCGGATCATGCGATCGATGGCTTGCAGGACCGGGCCGTCGTCCTCCAGTGGTTCCCCGCCGACGTAGGTGACGTTGCCCCGGTCGTCGAGTACCGGCATGCCGCCGACGTAGACGATCTTGCCGTGCGACACGGTGAGGTGCCGGCGCTCCAGCACGGCCAGCGCGGCCCGGTACATCTCGTCGAGGCGGGCCAGTTCCATCTGCCGGACCTCGGCGGCCGGCTCGGTCACCGTGGCGACCAGGGCGCGCTCCACGGCCGCCCGTGCGGCAGCCCGGTCGCAGTAGTCCAGCTCGGTGGCGATCTGCTCGTACGTCATGCCTCGGGCGCGCAGGCGGGCGGCGGCGGCGTCCTGCTCTGCGTGCTCGATGGTGCGGGTGAACCTGCCGGTACGGTCACGGACCTTGTTGCGGGCCATGGCTCACCCCGTGTCATCGCCGCGCAGTTGCGCGCGCAGTTCGTCGATCAGCCGGCGGTGATGAGCCTTGAGGCGTCGGTGGTGCACGTACAGGGCCGGGATCGTCCAGACGATCGACGCGGCCAGGTTCGGCCACACCGCTACCCACCAGCTCAGCAGCAGGGCAGGCATGTCACGCCGCCGCGGTGACCAGTTGACCGTCGACGCGGGCCACGTGCACGTCGGTGAGGATCCGGGCGCCGGCGTGGTCCTTGGCTCGAAGGCAGGTGAAGCCCCCGGCGTGGTCGGCGTGGGTCCAGCCGCACAGCTCGCCGGTGACGGCGGCCAGCTCGGCCTCCAGCTGCTCGGTGGTGGTCGGCTGTGGGTTCACCGCTTCACGTCCTTCGCTGGCACGAACTCGGCCGCCGGCAGGATCCCGGCCTTGCGGTACCGCAATGGCTCCCACAGCGGACCCGGGATGACGTGGATCCCGAAGTGCGTGCGGTGGTGCACGGCGCACAGGACCTCAAGGTTGCCCGGCGACTCGATCCACTCGGCGAACGCCTCATCATCGGCGAGGTGCAGGCCGAGCTGAGCGTTGACCTTGAACAGGTCGATGCCGCCCTGCTGACTGAACTCGATGTGCGAGTGGTGTAGTTCCAGGTTGCCGCCGCAGTAGTCGTCGCCAATGACGCACTTGTAGAGGCCTTGCCGCTTCATCCGGGCCTTGGCCTGCTGGAACAGGTGGTAGTGCGGATCGGTCTCGCGCGGTTCGTGCTCAGGAACGTGCGTAATCAGGTGCAGGGTGAGCGCCTGGTCGTGAGCAGCGGTCATGGCTACCCCCGGACATGCGAAAGGCCCGCACTGTGGCGGGCCTGGCTCCGGGCACACTTCACCCCGGCGGTCCGATCATGCAAGATCGCAGGTCACTCCGTCAACTCGGCACGCGGAGCACCATGGTCGCCAGGTACTTGCGGCCGACCGGGGCGTACTGGATCGCGCCGTGCAGTTCGTAGCCCTGGGCCTCGGCCTTGGCGATCTTCTTCTGTAGCGACCCCATCCGCCAGCCTCGCAGGATCAGGGTCGACCTCATCGGCTTCGTCATTCCACCCTCCACGGTTTGGCGCTCAGCATCATCCGTCATGCCGCTGCTCCTGGTGTCTCTGTCGAATAGTCGACCCAGCCATTGTCACCGCAGGCCAGGCACGTCCGGTACGCCCACAGGTCACCCGGCTCGCCGCCATCCACCCCCATGAACCGCACCTCTACCGCCGGGCGCACAAACCGCTCCCCGTCCCGGTCGTCCGTCACGGTGGTGGCGCCGCACTCGTCGCAAGCCTGCCCGCGCAGCTGGTGGATGCGTTCCTCCACGCCCTGCCCGACCAGCAGGGTGCCGATCCGGCCAGCCCACTGCCGGAAGACGAACGTCATCCGGTCGATCACCGCGTCGACGGCCAAGGACTCGGCCCGTGCCGCGGTCGCCTTCAACAGGTGACCGACGGGCGGCATCGTGCGGTCCGCCAGGGGGTCGGAGTCGTCGAGGGTGAGCCGGTGTACCGCCGGAGCCGGTTCGGGCGGTACGGACTCACCCAGGCGGCTGGGCGCACCCATCCAGGGCCACGCCCGCCGGGCCCAACCGGGCATCCGCTCCGGCGGGGCGAACGTGGTGTGCTCGGCGGCCCGGTACGGCCGGCGATCGATGCCCAGGTTGTCGGCCCAGCCGTGCACGTTGCCGACCACCTCCACCCACAGGTCCAGCGCATCGGCAGCCAGGGGCAGGCGGCCGCCTGGCACGGTGCGCCCGCCACGGCCCCCCGTGGACGACGCCACCACCAGGTGCAACTGCGCGAGGAGGCAGGGCGCCCGCACGGTGTAGAACCGGTCCGGGTCGCCTGGCAGGTAGTTCACCCGCTGAGTTTGGATCCGGACCAGCGTGGCCACGGCGTCATGCAGGTCGGTCATCGTGCCTGCTCGTCCGACGTGACGGCCTGCGTAGTTGCGGCAAGACGATCGATCATGCTGAATCCCTCCATGCGAAACTCGGCTCGCTGGCCTCGGCCTTGATCTCGATCCCAAACAGCTCCCGGGTCATGCACCGGGACAGCTCGGCGGTGGCCTCCGCGGCGTCCTGCTCGGGCACCACGGCCACGATCTCGTCATGCACCGGCAGCACCACACCCCCGCCCCAGCGGGTGGCGTCCCAGGCCAGCAGGGCGTCGCCGAGCAGTTCCCGAGCGGTGCCCTGAATGCAGTAGTTGGGTGCCTTGTGTGGGTATTCGCGGGGCAGGTGGATGACCCGGCCCGAGTAGGTGGGCATCGCGGTGGCGCCCGAGCGCACGTGCCGCTTGACCTCATCGGCCCAGGCCACGTAGCCGGGGGCGACCAGCTGGAGCGAGTCCACGATTGCGGCCATGGTGGACTCGGGCACGCCGAGCTGGCGGGCCAGGCTGGGCACGCCGCCGCCGTACGCCCACCCGAACACGCCGCGCTTGGCTGTGTAGCGGTCGGACTTGGTCCACTCCGGGCCGAAGGCCTGCTCAGCCACCATGGCGTGCAGGTCGGCACCCTCGCGCAGGATCCTGATCAGGTTCGGGTCCTGGCTGAGCGCGGCCATCACCCGAATCTCGACGCCGGAGAAGTCGGCCGAGATCAACAGGTGGCCGGGGTCGGCGGTGATGCACGCCCGGACACCGCCCTGCCGCGGCAGTTGCTGGAGGTTGGGCCGCACACAGCTCATCCGCCCGGTGTCGGTGCCTAGGGTGTAGACCGTCGGCCGGGCACGGGCATCGCCGTAATCGCACAGCACCCTGTACGGCTCCAGGAAGGTGCTCAGGACCGTCTCGTGATGCCGGTATGCCAGGACCGTCTTGACGAGGTCTGCGGCCTCACCAGACAGGCCGCTAAGGGCCTCCAGCACACCGGCCGCCACGCTGGCCTGTCCCTCGGGGTGCCGGGCACTGGGCTGGGTCCTGGGTAGGTGCACGCCCAGCGCGGTGAGCCGGTCGGCCAGCTGCCGGTCACTGCCGGGGTTGTCGACGCCCAGCGTTCGGAGCGCGGCGGCCGCGGTCTCCATGGCCGGCTGGTGCTCGTCGTGCAGCGCCTGGACCTGTGCCCGGTCGATGGGCAGGCCGCGGTGGGCAACCCGGGCGGTGATGCGCTGGACGGCGCGCTCCCGGTCCAGCAGGTCGGCGGGCAGTTGCGGCAGCCGGACCGCCAGGGCAGCGGTGTCCAGCACGTCGCTGGCGGCGTACCGGATCATCGTCGAGCAGGTGGAGTCGACCTGGGCCCACCCGGACCGCTCCGGCGGGGTGGTGAGCTTGACGTCGGTCAGCCACCCGTTGACCTTGAACAGCGCCGCGCGTGCCTTGTCCGCCTCCGGCGCGGTGGCAGTCGCAGAACCCAGGACCGCCTCGGCAAGTTGCTTGAGGCCGGGGTCACTGCCGGTGCTGCTCGGGTCGGCAAGCTTGGCTGGGATCACGGTGTCGTGCATCCGGTCCCAGGCGGACTCCTCGGCCAGGCCGGCGTGCACCAGCGGCACCAGGTCGGCGGTGGCCGAGTGGGCGTGGAGGCGTGGCGCGGCGGCCAGCGCCTGGCGGATCACTTCGGCCTGACCCGGGTCGGTCGGGTCCAGCACCACGGCGGTGGTCTCGTCGCCGAGTTGGACGGTGCGCAGTCGGTAGTCGGCGTGGCCGGGTGCGTACCCGGTGGTCTCCACGTCCACGGTCAGCGCTCCGGTCAGCATGATGTCGGGCATCACGGTGGCAAGCGCGTACGAGGTCAGCGGGGTGATCTTGCCCGAGCGGTCCACGGCAGCGGGCAGGGGTACCGCCTCGCCTGCGGCAGCCTGCCGGGCGGCGGCCCGCTCCTGCTCACGCTGAGTAGCCTTGGTGACCCGGTCGACCCGGCGTGACGGCTTGGGGGCCGGTGACGGGTCCGCCAATCCCGTCACAAGAGGGGGTTCGCCCAGGTCAGCAGGGGTCCCGGTGACCGCCGCTGTGACGGGTTCCCGCGAACCTCCTATTTCCCGGCCAATTTCCCTATTTTCTATATGATCTTTATTTATTGATGTTGAGGTTGTAGAACACAAAGAACCCGTCACACCCGTCACAGACCCCCCAGAAATATGGGGCTGACCTGGGGTTGTCTCCCGTGACGGGTCGGAGGCGGAACCCGTCACCGACCCGTCACCAAACCCGTCACGCGGGGTTGGAGCCGTCACAAGGGCTTGAGCGGCTGCCGGGGCACTCGGAGGGGTGGGCAGGACCCCGAATCCTCCACCCAGCGTGACCCGCAGTTGCCGGTACCAGCCATCGCGGCGGTGCTCCGGCGGGTATCCGAGGTCGCTCAGCCGCCGGCCCCACTTCGTCATGGTGGGCCGGACGCCGTCCTTGATCCCGTTGTTGCGGCACCAGGCCACGAACTGCTCGTGGAGGGTGCCGGCCCGGGTGCCCGGCTCGTATGCCTCGCAGGCCTCGGCTACCCACTGCCCGATCGGGTCCTGGTCGGCCGCGACCAGCTCGGCCCGATCCCGGATGTGTTCCGGGGCGGCGGCGGTCAGCGCGCTGTTCCGGTCGGCGAACCAGCGGCCGGCCTCACGGACCATCTGCCAGAGCACTCCGGGTGCCTCGGTCCGCCAGGCGGCGCCGGTGGTGTCGCCGATCGCGGTACGCGCGGCTCGGACCTCGGCCTCGTCGCCCTCGCAGGGGATCAGCCGGACCCGTGCCCGGACGGCCGGGTCGGTCAGCGGCGGTTCGTCGTTGGCGGTGAGCACCAGGGTGTGGGTCGGGTTGAAGGTGACCGGGTCGCGCCGCATCTCATTGCCGGTCAGCGCCGTGCCGCCGGTCAACTGCTTAAGCCGCTCCTGGGCCCAGCGACCCTCCCGCGGGCCCTCGTCGATGAACGCCAGCCGCCGGCCCATCAGGGCGTAGACGATGGAGGCGTGGGCGTTGTCGCCGCCGCTGAGCAGCCGGGGGTCGGCGCTCAGTGCGTAGGACCCGAGCACCGTCATGAGCAGGTGGACGACCTGCGACTTACCGCGCCGCTGCGGGCCGAGCAGGATCGGCAGGGCGGCGTCCGGCTCGCCGGTGAAGGCGATGGCCAGCACGCGCAGCGCCCAGGCGCGCACCTCCGGGTCCGGCCAGACCGCGGCCAGGAAGGCATCCCAGCGGGGTGTGGGCACGTCCATCGGCGGGCACACCGCGCTGTGCAGGTGCGGGGTGCCCGGGTCGATCGGCACAGGTACCGGCCGGTCGGCCGAGGCCCTCAGGTCCCACGCCGTCCCCCCTGCCCACAGCAGGCCCGGGTCGGTGTCCAGGTCGGCCAGCTTGAGCGAGCAGGGGTGCGTGCCGGCGGACACCGCGGCGGTCATGGTCGCCGCGACGCCGTTGCGCCCCGCGGTCATCATCAGGCGCTTGCGCCGGTCGGCGTACTGCCGCTCCGTGCTGCCCTTCTCGGCGTCCGGGTTGCCGCGCGGCATCAGTTCGGCCAGTTCGTGTACGGCCCAGCGGGTCAGGTCGCCGCGGGTCTCCCAGCGGTCCGGGCCACGCAGCAGCCAGGTACCGCCGTCGACCGCGTACCGCAGGACCGGCCACATCCGGTGCAGGACGGCGGCGCTGATGCCCTGGTCCAGGTCGGCCCGGGGGTCGAAGACGTGCGCGCCGATGATCTCGCGCACCGACCACGGCACCGCTTCCGGCACGGGCGGCGCCACGCCCGGGTCGCCGCCGGGAGCCGGTACGGACCAGCGGTCGCCGCCGGAGAAGCACGGATCCCGGTCCACCTGCCGGTCGCCGACCACCGTGACCGCCTTGCGCGCGGAGGTGAGCAACATCCGGTCGAACTCGCCCTCGCGGCCCTCGCCAGCGGTCAGGATCTCCCAAGCGGCGCGCAGGTCGGCCAGCGCCACCCCGACACCCGGGTGCCCGGCCGCACCCAACTGGGTGAGGTGGTGGGACCGCGCGGTGGTGACGTCGTGGCGGCTGCCCTGGCTGGCCGCGCGCAGTTCGGCGGTGGCCTTGACAGCGGCGTCGGTCACCTCGGCGCACGACGGTCGCAGGTCGGCTAGCAGCGTGGACAGCAGCGACTGGCCCCGCCCGTAGTCGGCAGCCACGGGACCGGCCTCAGAGGCGCCCTCGCGCAGCCCGGCCACCCAGGCCTCCGGAAGGTCGGGGAGTTCGTTCGGCTTCGGTACCGACTCGCTGCGGGCGCCGCTCGGGTCGTACCAGTGATAGGCCGCGCCGCCCGCGTCGGGGTTGAGCGATGGCCACGCCACGGCGTACCGGTGGTGCCGCTGAATGATCTCGATGGCCTCGCCCAGTTTGGTGGCGTACCGCCCGGCCAGCACCCGGTAGAAGCGGATGCCCGAGGGCAGGTCGCGCGCCGACGAGCGCCAGGTGGGCGGCAGCGGCCCCCAGCGCGTCTCGTACTCGGCGATCCAGTCGCCGCCGCGCTTGTCCACGTCGCCCTTGCGGTAGTGGTCGACGTCGATCCCGATCACGCCGTCCGGCATGCGCAGGGCGATCGACCAGTCCCCGTGGCTGCCGGCCCACAGCGCCAGCTGGTGCGCGTCGGTGTCCCGGCCGTCCTCGCCGGTGAACCCGACGGGCGGCGGGCTCTTGGTCGCGACCGGTACCGGCAGGATGGCGGGCCACCCGGCCAGGGCGTAGTCGGCGACGCCGTCAGCGAACGGACGCACGGGTACCCGCTTTCCGGGGGAGCTTGATGGGCTGGCCGCAGGTGATGCAGCGGTGCCAGGGCTGGGAGTCCGCGGGTACCGGCTGGCCGCAGCGGAAGGTCGAGCAGGCGACCATGCCGGGCCTCACCGCGCACCCGCCCGGGCGCTGAGCGGGTCGGGCAGGCCGTAGGTCTTGCAGGCGCAGAACAGCGCGTGCCGGGCGCCGTCGCGGGCGTGCCGCATGCCGGTCGTCGGCTCCAGCAGCCCGGCCGCGGCCAGCCGGGCGTCGGTAGCCCAGGGCTTCACCTCGGACGCCGATCGCAGGACGAAGTCGATGCCCAAGCTGTCCGCCCATGCCTCCAGGTCGCCGAGCACGGTCCGGGCCGCGGCGCCGCCCGAGGGGGTGCGTGAACGCCCGGCGCGCGGCCCGACCACGAACCGCTCCGCGGCCAGCGCGGTGAGCTTGAACCAGGCGTGCCACTCGTCGAGCAGCATCCGCAGGCTGCCGGGCGTGACCTGGGCGATTTCCAGGGTCTCGGTCGGCCGCGTGGGTCGGATGAGGACCGCGCCGACCATGGGCCCGGGGTCAATACCGGCGATGAACATCAGGCGGCCGCCTTCCTCGTGGAGAGTCCGCCGAGCAGCTGCGTGACGATCCGCCTGTCTTGCAGCAGTTCCGCCAGCTGGCCGGCCTTGTCGTAGAGCACCCCGCGGATGCGGGAATCGATCGTGTTGGTCGCGACGATGTCGATGACCTCGATCGAGTCGTGGATCTCCGACCCGATGCGGTGGCAGCGGTCCTCGGCCTGGGTGGCGTCGACCAGCGACCAGGGGCGTTGGAGGAAGACGACGGTGCGCGCGGCGGTCAGGGTCAGGCCGACGCCGCCGGCTGCGGTGGTGGCGCACAGCAGGCCGAGCTTGCCCTTCTGGAAGGCCTCGACCGTCTCGGTGCGTTCCTTCATGGACTGCCCGCCGACGACGTACCCGACCTGATAGCCGGCGGCCGTTGCCTGTTGCCCGGCCAGCATCATGAGCTGGCGCGACGGCGCGAACGCCACCACCTGCTCGTCCGGCCGCTCGGCCAGCACCTCCAGCAGGGCGTCCACCTTCCACGAGGGCGCTTTGAGATCGAGGTGGGTGTGTTCGACTTCCTCGCCCTCGCGCGGGCCGCTGGTCGCCACCTCGACAGTGATCCGCACGTCTGCCGCGGCAGAGGCAAGGCCGTTGAGAAAGTTGATTTTGGCCAGTACATCCATCACGGCCAGCTCCTGGCCATCAGGCAGCTCGGCCAGCATCTGGGACTCGAAGTTGTCGTAGGCCTTGCGGTACGCCTCGGGCAGCTCGACGTTGCGCACGCTGTAGACCTTCGGCGGCAACTGGGTCAGCACATCGGCCTTGGCCACGCGGCGGTGCTGGCCGTGCAGGGTGGCCCGGAACTCCGGCTCGCTTGCCGTGTTGAGGCCGAGCACGCGGGCGCTGTAGTCGCCGGGGACGGTGACGCAGTACCGCTCCTTCCACCGCTCCCCCGACGGCCACGCCAGCGGCGCCAGGGCCTCCAGGGTGGGCCAGAGGTCGCCCGGGTGGTGAGTGATCGGGGTCCCGGACAGCGCGACGAACGTGTCGGCCTTGCGGGCCAGCCGGCGCGCGGCCAGCGACCGGGCGGCGTGCGGCGACTTGATCAGGTGGCACTCGTCGACCACGACCGACCGGGCGCCAACCTTGTCCAGGGGGTGGTGCTTGGCGGCGTCCATCCTGGTGGTGTCGTAGCTGGCGACGATGACGTGCGCTGCGGCGCCGGCCGGCCGCGCGGCCAGGCGCCGGCGGTGGTCCGGGGTGCCCCGCCACGCGGTCACGCGCCAGTCCGGGGCCCAGGTTTTCCAGGCCTCCACCCACGGGTCCACGACGGAGGCCGGTGCGATGACGAGGACGGGCGCGACCTGGTGGCCGGCCGCGGCCCGCTCCAGCAGGCCCAGGATCGTGGTGATGGTCTTGCCGGTGCCCGGGTCGTCGAACAGCAGCGCCCGGCCGGTGGCGGCGATCATCGTGGCGCCTTCGACCTGGTACGGCCGGGGGGT